ATTCTTCTCACGAAGAATGAGAATGATGGTTAGCCACCATCCCCACGTTACAAATCCAAGGGTCTGACTCCGTCAACCAAGGTACTTGCCTTGTATTGATCTGGATAACCTGGCTGCCCAATAATAAACAGACAATGAAAACAACAATATCAACTAATTACAAATTAATTAAAATTGTGTTATCATGGGCCGCATATTACTGGTTTCCTCAAATCACAAATAGTTCCGAAATCATTGAAAAATGGATTAACCAAATTCAAGATTGGGAAACTAAAAGTGGGTCTATTTGGACAATAGGCCGGATCAAAGATCTACGACTAATATATACAAAATATATTAGTGGAGAACCATTTAAGGTTTTCCCAGGTAGAATTGGACTGTATGCTAATGGTTTACCAAAAGCTACGCCCTACTTTAATTCCATTCTTTTAGAAAATAAGAATCAAGATGTAAGTTTTATCTTAACTCTTCTTTCTGTCAGCCGAGCTATGACAGGATCAAAAGATCCTGATCTAAGCACCATAACTAATAAATCAAAAATGATTGATAAATCAATTATCACGGATATAGGAAACTTTATTCCTACTTTCTTTTGGAGAATGAATTGTCCAACAGAAAATCCTGTGAACTGGTCAAAAGATCAGATGCGATTATCAAATAAAGCAGGTCCCGAAGGACGAGCTACATTGTTCGCCTGGAGAGACGCATATTTCCTAACTGAAGAAGATCTTAATAAAATTAAAATCTTGTCAGCGGATTTACACGCTTACCTTTTAGATCTAATGTCGCGTTCACGCGGTAACTTAGTTAAAAATGCTCACAGATTCCTTAAAGCGACTTTCAATCGTTTAGATTATAAATCAGAGGGTTACGGAGGAACAAAAGGCTTTATGCCATATGAAACCGCCGTATCGATATTCTTAAACAAAAATCCTGACAAAGGATTAATGAGAAAGCTATCGGTAATTAATGATCCTGAAGCAAAAGCCAGAATTATAGCAATTCTAGACTTTTGGACTCAAGAAGCATTAAAACCTTTACATGATCTACAATTTAAATTACTGAAAATGTACTTTAAAGAAGATAGAACATTTACTCAGGACCCAATTATTTTAGATAAAGAACCTGGCCATTCTTACCATAGCTGTGACTTATCAGCCGCAACTGACCGATTCCCTGTAGAATTACAGGAAATGGTAGTTGCAAAACTAGTAAATCCAGAATATGCAAAAGCATGGAAAGGACTTTTAGTAGATCAAGAATTTTATGTTCCATGGTCAAACAATTCCATTAAATATGAAGTTGGTCAACCAATGGGAGCATATAGCTCATGGTCTACTTTCGCTATAAGCCATCATCTTGTGGTTCAATATGCAGCACAACTAGCTGGGTTTCATCAACGATTTAGTAAATATATACTACTCGGAGATGACATTGTAATCTATGATGACAATGTAGCCCACCATTATAAAAAAATAATGGAACAACTAGGTGTTGATATATCACCGCACAAAACTCATACGTCGTTAACGACGTATGAATTTGCTAAACGATGGTTTAGAGCTGGATCTGAAATAACTGGAATACAAGTACGAGGTTTACTTGAAAGTATAAATAAATACCATTTACTTTATGCAAGTATAATGGAATTATACAATCGAAATAGACCAGCCCAAGTATTTGTTAGTGTCCCGGATCTTATCCTTAATTTATTAAAAAGAACAGGAACTTATAGTAGAATGCGTGCAAACATAAAAGTTAAACTTGAAGGTTTACATGCCATGAGATTATTCATTACTGATGGCAAATCAGAACGAATTGTATCTCATATAACTAAAATATATAAAGATCAATGGTATCACCTTCCAAAAGAAGATGAAGCATTAAATAATTTTATATTAAGTTATATCTACTTAAGTGCAAGTTCCATAATACAAAAAGGAACAGCACAAGCTTTGAATTACGAAAGTACTCTTTTCACAGAGTATTTCAACAAAGTTGCTGCTGCACTTGCAGATCCATACACTTATACTTCAGCGTATTATCAGATTCTAATGAATCCGATAGCGCAAGCTCTAAGAAATAGATTTAAGGCCTTAGCAGAGTCTCTTTCTAATTTAGAAAGAGGGTCTGTTAAAGACATGATTCAGGCAATTTCATTACCTGATCCATCTATTCTAGAACAACGAAGTTCAGTACGAATCATTAACACGGAAGCTGCACTAGCGGAGAAATTCTTCGATAGTATAGACAACCATGTTAAAGGTCGACCGATCCCGTATGAGGAAAACCTTAGTTCTACAGTTGCCTGGATCCAATATGATAGAATAAATTCTAAATTATTGAATTCAGATCAATATAAAACGTACGGACTGGGTTATTAAACCAATCAGTAATATGGGGTTCATATTAGCCCAATAATAATAAATCGCTAGGGTTGTAAAACCTAACGCGGTCCTACTATACCTATCATAATAAGTATAGACGGAAAGTAAAATTATGGGGCCAGAGCCACAATTCGGTTAATAAGCCATGCTTCCTTGCGAAAGCACGAAGTGTAGCATATCGAGTTTAGTTCTGGGGCCAATCCTTGCTAAGGAAAGGCATCCGCCGATCAATTAAGA